AGCAATTGTTCCGTGCCAATGCGTTTGATGAGCTGCGGCGGCACGCCAAGTTGTACAGCCATCCACACGTGCTGGTCAAAGCGCGATGCGGCTTGGCTAGTGAGCCATCTGGGTATGATTTTGGTTTCATCAATTATTGAGGGCTCGCCGTCCAACTCTATGGTTGAGATTGGCTGTGCCACAGATTCATATACTTCTTTAACTTTGTTAATCTCAGCGTTGACACCTTCATATATCTGGTTTTCTATGAGTTCACGGAGCCATGTCATGACTGCTGGTCTTAACCGGTATCTGCTCATGAGCAACCTAGAATACTCGTGAACTCCAGGCGTAGCGTGTCCATCAAGCATTTGCTGAACGCTGACACGATTGGGATTGTCAGCTGTTGTGGGAGGCGGAACCTTGCGGCCAAATAGATTAGTGGCCAGTAGTGCTTCTCTCCACGGCTGCCCAGTACACAACCAGTTGCAGCTTGCCATGCACATCATCATCATAGTGTGTCTCCTAGCACCTCGCCTAATGCAACTGGCTGCAGCATCAGATATTTGATTTGGGTATTGGGTGACATTATAATTGCTGGATTTGTACCATGATCCGGAAACGAAATTGACCAAATTGGGTATCAGTGGCTGTGTAGGCAATTCCCTCTTTTGCTTCATGTTGTACTGCAAGAATTCGCCGCAACTTGCAGAAAGCATGATTTTTCTGGGCTGTATAATGTGGCCTTGCACCGTATGCTGGTCAATATATCGTTGAGCGTCAGCCCATGATATCCCTATGCATATCTCATCATCACCACACATGCGTACCATTGCAGGCTTTCGCCAGCAAATATGAATGATTTGGCAAGCAACGGTGATGGATTGTTGGTATACACTATGTAACATAGTGTTGTCTCTGGCGGTGTCTCTTTCGCCGCTGGACAAGCCTTGGTTGGAGACAATGCCGCTGATGGTATGGTTGAGCTGGGCAGCAGCCATCCATGCAGCTGCAGCGGCCTGTTCAGGGTGACCGAACTTGAGATATGTAGCTGCCATCGCCACATTGAGTAGAGCACGCGCTCTGGTCGTGTGAGTGGTGTTGAAATCAGAATAATCGATGCAGAGCATGAGCGAGTTGAGTCTGTGTGCAGTATTGTACACTCCCTCGGCCGCCTCGCGGACGTCGCTTGGTGTCTGTCTCATGACCACTCCGTTAATAGATAAGTATTTTTCCATGTTGTTGGATGCAAAGGCAGCAATCAAATATGATTTGTCATCGGCAGCGCGTAAAGCTCTGCGTTTGAGCCCAGGCTCGTTTTTCGTGGCACTCCGGCAGGCCATAACTGGTTTGGAGAGCATAGCCATTTCAAAGAAGGAAGCATCAGAGTTGGCTATGATGATGTTTTTCGTGAGCCGTAGACGGCTGTGCTCAACTATCGCTTTAGGCAGCAGATGTAGCTTGTCTTTGGCACTACTGCTGCCGCTGCC